AATGTAACCATTCATAAACACCAAAACCTTCCCGCTTTGGAAAGGTTGCTCAGGCGCGTTGTCATCTGTTATCGGTAGCCAATCAAAGTATATAAATGCATCCCTTAAACAATGTAGTCTTAACTTTGTTCCTCTTCTTGATGCTTTACGTTGTAGATGCTGAACATCCGAAAGCGTTCCGTTTATTACTGCGTTTATTCCACACATTTCCTTAACTCTTTAGTGGCTTCAATGTAGTTAGTATTATCCCAAAGTTGGAACGGAGTCATATTAGTACTGGACTTAATGTCTATACCATAAACTCCTTTATCTTTCAATCTAAAGATATAACTAGAGTGATCAATGTCTTTAAGTTTCTTCTGCATTGAGTCATCTAATATGTGGCTGTGTTCGATATTCCACGGACTCCAACTAAAAGCATCCATTAACTTCCTGCTCAGTAGTCTACCTGCACCGCAAGTATGCCCTCGCCTTGAATCTATATAACCACCCCAATAAGCAAACCTATCTGTTCTAGTGTCATAGAAATACCAATCCAATACTCCGACAAAATCAGTTCCGTTCTGCATCTCTTGAACATATACATTAAATAGCTTTTGGGTTATTATGTCATCACTACCAACGCATAAAACATAATCAACGTTATACTCTTTTGCTAGTAAAGTAGTGGCGTTCATCTTGTGCGCTAAAGGTTGATTCTTAATCTCTATGTATTTGAATCCGTGTTTTTCTACCATAGACTTTGACTCCTTACCTTCTGAACCTGCAACGATCACAACTATATCAACGTCTTTGTGTTTAAGTTTCTTAGTCTGATTGGCGAAGATTTCGAATATCTCGGGACGTTTCCAAACACCAGTAACAATAGCTAAACGCTTCTTAAAGTTAGGTTCATTATTCTTGCTTACTTCAGGTTTGCCTAAAACTAAAAAGTCGGAGTCCAACTCTAATAGTGTACCCCGTCTCACCAATGTATCTAAAGAAACGTTCTTCAAGTCTTCAGGTCTAAGTATATCTCCTGACCTATAAGTCCTACCGTCTACTATTAGCCTTGCGTTATTTACTCTGTATATTTTACTCATATCAATTTAGCCTTAGATATGTTAATGAGTGCGTATGTCTTCTCTCTTCTTTCATCTGAATTATCTATGTCCGTGTTTTTAGGCATTATCTTGTCTGTTATCCATTCGGGTTTCAGTTCGCTTATATCAAACGAGTAAACACCTTTAGGAGTTGAGTTAATGTACAACGCTTTGCAACCTATAGACGAAAGAAAATCGTACTTAATCTTTTCAATCATCAACTCGTCATAGTGTACCCTGCGACATTTCAATTCAATGATCGTTTTGTATTCTCTGCTGAAACAATCGTACTTCGACATTACGTCTTTTGACTTCTCAAGGTCTTTGAAGTATCGACCTTTTAAATACCAAAACAACTCACCTTCTGTTTCAATCATTCTTCAGGGTTTAGTCGTTCAAAGTTATAACCGTTTACAAATAAAAACCGAAACCAGTCCTTACGCTTTCTTTCACGCAGGACTAGTCTCAGGTCTTTTTTAATTCGTGTTTTTCTCATCAAAAAGGCAAATCCTGAATCTTCTCGCTTGTTGACTTAATCGAGGCAGTAGGTTGCTCTACATACTCAGCTTTGTTGATAGTGCCATCAGTCCATTGAACCTTTCCATTACCTACATACTTCTTTTGAACCTTTGCTTCTCGTTCTTCTTTCGTCTGTTGAACCCACACCGCTACGTTATTGCCGTAGTTGTCTTGTGCGTCACTGATAGACATTGTGTACTTATCGTACGTTCCGTTAGCATTCTTGATGCTGAAATTAATTAGACTGCTCATAATCTTTCTTTAAGTTGTTGATAATATTCGTTTGCTAATATACACTTTTCTTTAATGCGTTCAAAGGCTTGTTCGTCTTTTTCTATGATGAAACGCTTAACCCTCAAATGGTCAGGGATATGTGAAAAGTCGTGACTCATCTGAACCGCTTCCCTTACATCCAAGTCTTCTTCGATTAGATGTAACTTCCAATGCTCTCTCCTTACTTCGTCTTCAACGATCTCAAAGGGGGTGTTCATTAAGCAATAGACTAACTCGGCTCTGTCTTTACCCGTAAGCATCATATAGCCCATCAACTGCCAATAGTAGTCTTTGTTCTTTAGTACCTCGTCAAACATCGGGAAGGTGTTACCTGACCAACTGCATTTAATATCGGCTAGTAAGTCTTCCGTGTTTATGTCAGGTTCGCCAGTTATCCAATCGTTTGTAAAGCGTTCCGTGTTTTTAACCACGAAGTCCCAACCCAATACCTCAGAGGCGAATTGAATTGCTTGGTCTTCAAGCTGTATTCCTTTGTCAAGATAGCGTGAACTAATATCTTTATAGATTCCTAGTTCCTTTTCCTTAAACAACTCCTGAATGTAACTCTTTGCGGTTTCAGATAAAGCCTCAGATTTACTCCGAGGCTCTGTCATTATCTTACCTAGTGCTGAACATCTAATCTTTATCATAACAACTGAAGTGCTTTAGTTTGTATATCCGTTAACTCAAACTTCATAAGGTCTTCTTTCTTTGCCTTACCTTCGCTTATTGCTGTTAGTGCTTTTTCAAATCTTTCTTGAGAGATAGTAGGCTTCGTGTTTTTGACCGCCTCTGTAATCTCATTACCATCGTTGTCGATTGCTTGAAGGCTCAACAGACTTTGCAAAGTTGCTCTACGGAAATAAGTCACACCCGCAATTTGTTTCTGTGGATCGGTTACAACTGGTAAGTGAAGTCTACTCTCTACCATATCTCCATTCTCGCAGTCGATAATCTGAGTTACTACGTGACCATCAAGGATAGGTTGTAAGATGATTAGGTCGTACTTTAGTAGGATTGGTTCAACTGCATCTAAAATAGCGTTAAGGTCTGCGTATTTAGACTTAAAGAACGGGTTGTCTTTACATTTAGTTACCCCTTTAATTTCGTGCTTTGCTTTCCATAGCTTGAAATAAATGTTAGACGGCTTTGGAATTGCATCTTCAAATGATTCTTTTTTCATAGTTATCGGTTTTAAATTTATACAAAGGTTACACTTATTTTTGAATTGACAATGGGTTATTCTAAATTTTTTATTTTTTGTTTATAGGTGGATATGATTTCTTTAAGTTCTTCGATAGTGTATTTCCGTGTTTTTCTAGCGTCCATTTCAAGATTATACATATGACTGATACCCTCCATTCCATAGCCTAGCCTACTCATTAATCTTACTCTGTATTCTAATAAGTTTCCGTGTTTGTGTTGGTTGCAGTTTACACATTGCCCGTGCACATTTCTTTCGTCGAATCTTACCGACCAATGGTTATTGGCATTATAAAAATGCCCAGCATCAAACTTACCAACCAGCTGTTTACCGCAACTTATACAACCTTTATCTTTGTCACGTAGTCTAATGTACTTGTTAAACACTTGTTGAGCAATCTTAACGTAGTCTTGAACCGTCATTAATTCCTCTTTCTTGATGGCTTTCTTTTTCTTCCACGCTTTCTCTTTTGCTTCAGCTACAAAAACACGGAGGCATTCATCCTTTTGGCAGTACTTCTCTAAAGTAGATCGTATAGGAGTAAATGGTTGTTTACAGTTTTTACAACGTTTCATATATCGTAATTTTCTTCTTTTAACATTGTTTTCTTTAACCTTAGATTCTCAACGTACAATCTTGAGTTTAACTTGTATTGTTTCTCTATTTCTGCTTCAAGTGTTTTAAGAAGATTGAGCGCATCTTCTACCCCTTCGGCATCTCTTAGTATTACTTCTTTCTTTTCGTTCGTCAGGGAGTCTAATTTTGCCCTAAAAAGCAAATGGTTGAGTAAGATGTTTAAGTCTAACCTTGTTTTAAGTATCTGTTGTTTCATAATTCGTGTTTTAGAACGGTAGCCCGTCGTCAAAGTTAGTGTTTTGTGTTAATGGTTTGTAGAAATTATCGTATTCATTTCCAAGAATTTTAGAGTTTCGTGTTTCTCCACGAGGTGCAGCGTACACTTTTGTATGTCCACTTGCTACAGCATCTAAATCATAGTACGTTAAAGTGCTTAAATCAAACCTTAACTCACAATGTCCTATCTTACCAACAGAACGAGGCTTAATTTTGTTGAAATGGATTTCAGCTATATTCTCTTCCAGTATCGGACGATGCACCGTAATCATACATTTACCTGAGTTAAACCATTCAGAACCTCCTTTCAGATCGTAAGGAGTAGGAACAGACCTTTTACCATTCTCCTTTTCAGTTAGTTTAGGGTGTATGATAGTGTGCAAATGCAAGTTATGTTCTTCTGCGATGTGATTTCTGTAAGGTAAAGCAAACTCCAAATATGTAGCATAGCCTCCGTACTTTTCGTAATCGTGAAACATATCCTTCCAACTATCAATACTTGCCGTGTGTAGTCCTTCAGTCTTTTTCAACTCCACAGCGTAGTCCCAAAACTCCATTGGTGTCATCTTTGCTTTCACATCTGTCTTCGTAAGTACTTTGAAATGTTCTGTTATCCATTCAATCTCCTTTTCGATTTCATCGTTAGTAATTGCGTTAGGTTTTTTAGGGTCGAAGGACTTGCTAGTTTTTTTTTGAATAAAGTCTGCTATGATTTCAACGTTATTACCAACGTCAGGAAAATAAATCAAATGCTTCCAACCATAGTACAAAGAGGTGTTTAGTAGTAGTTCCATTAACACCTGAGTTTTACCACTCATCGGAAACCCAGTCCAATCCGTACAATTACCCAACTGCATAGAATAGAACTCATCTATCTTTTCAAACCCTAAGTAAACACCTTTCTCGTGGTAGTTATCCCGATAATTAAAAAGGTTGTTTAGGACGTCCTGCGGACTTGTTACTTTAAATCCATTCATTCCCATACAAATTTAGTTTTTCCTTGTTCATCAATCGGTAAAGCTGATCCAAACTCCTTCGCTTTCTTTGCCCACGTTTTCAACCTTCTTTCTACACTAAACGTTTTCTGCATTTCAAACTTCATCTTTTTGTTGTTTAGGTCTGATTCACTCCAGTACTCATAGAACTCAACCAACATAGCACGACCATAAACATCCTTGAATGGAGCGAGTGAAGTAGCAAACGTATGTTTGCGCTCTTCTATGTTATTAGGTTTATTGTTATTAGGTTTATTTATGACTGCAATGCTATTGACTTGCTTTTGTAAGTGCGATTGCGTTGCTTTTGTAAGTGCTTTTGTATTTGCTTTTGTATTTTTTACAATGGCAATTATACAAGATGAGTACTGATTTTTTGATTTCTCCAACATATCAACAAACCCCCATTCACAAAGATCGTTTAATGCTTTTGAATACGTTCTCCAATTCTTTATACCGACAGCATCCATAGCCATCTGAGTAGGAAAACCAAACTTACTCTTCCATCCTAACCTATTGCAATGCTCAATTGAAAACATATAGATAGCAACGTGGTTCGGTGTGACTTTTTCGGGGTTCTCAAAACACCAATCAAAAAAGTTTCTGCTTAGTTCGTAGCTGTTCACGGCTTAATACATTGAATGTGGTTAATACTAATCACAATTCGATAGTCTGATGTGACTCCTAAAGACCGATCAAAATTCTCGCGCTCTCTATTGTGTTCTGTTAACTCCATCCAGTTTCCACCGCTTGAAACTAAAATAAGAACATCCTCGTAATTTTCTTTGACGTTTACGACACCGTCTGTTAAAACAATTTTTGCCATAATAATTATAATTTATAAGCATTAAAAAGCCCCACCTTATCCTGTGCGTCTCACTTCACATTCAAAAGCAGGGCAAACTAAAGTCCTTTGTTACTATAATGTGAGACGGTAACTCTACAAATATAACGTTTATTTAGCCAAAAGGTTGCTTCTTCTTAAAAAAATCTTTCGCCCAACAAACCTTTCTCCTTTTAATCTCAGGCAGCTTGTCTTTGTAGAATCCTCTTCGCTCTTCGTTGAATGCTATCCATTTGTCTAGTTCCATTATTCCGTAGATTAACTCAGGATCAATGTCGCTTTTTACTATGGCATCTTCAATAGAGTTAGCGTTGATGATTAGATAAGCGGGTTTTATTCCGTGTTTTTCTAGCCAGTAAAATACTTTAAATTTCATCTGCTTCTTCTTTAGTGATTCCATTATCTTCTAGTAGGATACTTAGATAAGCCTCCCATCTTTCAGCTTCGTAAAAGTCATCTCTTCGCTTGTACATTTTAATCTTGTACTTGGTCATATAGATTTCTTGTTTTAGTTCGTCTGTCATAGTTCTATCTGTTTTAATACCCACTCGTCATAATAATCTTCAAACCATCCGCTGTATTCAGATTTTTGACTAAATATAGCTATCTGTTTTATAGTTTCTTCTAATAGTGATTTTTCCTCAATACCATAAACAGCACATAAATAGTCAATCATATCTTGTGGAGAATATATACCATCTGGATATAAGAAGTTTTTTAATATTATTTGTTTCATAGTTTCTCTGATATTAAGGTTTCTAAATACGCAAGGCTGATCATCTCGTCCTGACAAATATCGTTACTTTCGTTGATATGACAATGGAAAGTTGTGACTAATTCGTTTTCAATAGGCATTATGTAGGATTGAAAGTCATTGTATCTCTCGTTTAGTGAGTAGATTTTCAAGCCGTTTATTACCGTTGCGTGGTCTTTACCGAACATCTTCCCGATTGAACATAGGCTGAATCCGTTATCTCGTAGGAACTTATACACCGCTGCTCTATTCCATACTAAAGCCCTATCTCTTGACTTGTTTTTAAGTCCGTAGATTGTTATAACGTCGTTGAGTTTGTCTAAGTTAATTGTCTTCATCTTTAAAGTTTTCAGCGCACCATTGTCTGAACGCTAGTTGAATGTTAATCTGTTGGTCGTATTCGTCTATCTCTGCACCGTCTAAAAGGAACTTATCTAAAGACCTTATTGAGTTAATCACAAGGTTCGCTTTCTCCTTTGCTCTGAACTTTAGTCCTGCATCTTCTAGGAAGTCTGCAAGTACTGGAAGTAAAGAGGTGCTTATTAGTAGTTTCTCATTTGTTGTCATTCTTCAATTTTTCAATGTAACATACTGCATCCATTAACTCTTCCTGTAGGTGTTGTAACCACTCTAACGTGCTTAAATCGTTTCTCTCTAGTGTTGTTCCGTATTTCTTTATTCCGATATCTGAACGGGTTTTAAATTGGTTTATTACGGATTCTACTATTTGGTCTGATTTCAATACTTCAACTTCACGAGGTTTTAACGGATATTCAATTCCTTTATCGTTTATTATCCAATAATCACCATCCCTATCTAAGTATAAAACATCGTATATATTCCCTAGAGTTACAAGGTCGTCATTCAATGATGAGTCTGATTCAATATATTTTACTTTCATAACTGATTCAATTTGATTTCCCTGATTCTATTCATTTTATCTATATCGTAATGCGTAAAGAATTGCTTTCTCTTTGCATCGTCAATGGCTAGGTTCGGTCTGAACTCGTTTTCTGTTTCCGTCTTTTTGACGTTTTGGTTTAACAGCTTCTCTACATCTTTAAACCAGTCTGCTGAAAATTTAATCATTTGAATAAGATTTTATGTAATAATTCTAAGTTAACTTCGTATTTATCTGAAAGGTCTTTTACTACCATTTCTGTTAAGTCGTTTCTCGGAACGAAATCGTGATCGACTTTTACGTCAAACATCGCCCTAACGTGTGAGCAGATGCGTTCTACTTTCTCTGCGTGTTCTTTCATTTGTCTGTGTTTTTATAGGTTTCGTTGTAAATTTGATCAATGTAACTTTTGAAGTCTAACAATGGAAATTTTTCTCTGTCACATAATACACAGAACTCTGCATATTCTTGAGCAATATTTTTCTCCATCTCTTTGGCTTGTTCAAATAACTTGAAATTCTCCCCTTTCAAGATAACTTCATTCTCCGTGACAAGAATATCTATTAACCATTCTACTGCTGTCTGTTTCATAGTTCCGCTATTTGCATTAATACCTTTTTGTAAGAGTAAAGAAGTCTACGTTGTCCACGTTCGCAAGTGTCAATCTGATGGAAGCACTTAGTTCTGTAGTCGAAGTTTCCGAGGATAGACCACGTTTCGTAATTCTTTTTGTGGTTGTCGATACGTCTACCCATATCCTGAGCAGCGTAAAGTAATGCCTCCGCTTTTTGGTGGAGTTCTAACATTGTTTCGATTTTTGTTTTCATATCTTTTTTATTTCGTTGATTAATTCCTGATCTTCTAGTGATGATATTAATGCATCCTTTGCAACTTCAAGTAGACTCTTGTCTGTGTCTAAATCTATCGGTAAATTCATAATGCATTTCTCAACCATCTCTTCTGCTAAATCTCTTTTATTCATATTCCTTTTCTTTCTTCAAGTACCCACTCTAAAGCAATTACCATTGCTTCCCAATTAACTGCAACTCGCTCGCAAGCATCTGGCGTGTGGTTTTCATCCTTTCCTTTGTTTGCTCTAACCGTAGCAATCCAATTTTTAGCTTGCTCAATAGTTTCTCTGATTTCTTGTTCTGTTCTCATAATTAAAATTTTTATCGTTTCAGCAAAGTAAAGTAATCGGTTTGACTTGACAAAATATTTTTTCACTTTTTTGTGAATAAAATTTAAAACATCAATGTTTATGCGGGTTTCGGAATGTTAAGAAAAGTATATTATAATATGCATTTGTACGTTCTCGTGTACAAAAAAGCTAATATATTATACATAACGCTAAATACTTTATACAAAAAGAGTGTATTTTGTAAATACTATTTAACAAAAAAGAGGGGTTGCCCCCTCCTAAAACCTAACTATGAAAAATGTAATCGTTACAAATATAAGAAAATTAACTGCCAGTTATGAATTGTTGGTAAGTTCTGTTTGAAATATGATAAGTCTTCTTGCACTCGCATCTCATATATCTTTTAATATACCCCATCGGAGTTGTGTCGGTATGAGATAACTTAACGTTTGAACCGCCACACTCAGGGCACATCCAACGACCCGAATAACCGAACTTTAAAACAGCGTGGTTCGTATTGTGGTCGATGTAAGGCATCATCACATTGAACACATCTTCTAACAACACAACGTCCTGAACGCAGTACTCACTCATTTGCTTTAACGCTTCCTTTCTAATCTCTTTCGTTTCGCCTTCGACACATCTTTTCCATAAACCAAAACCTTCGTGGTCTAACTTTCTGCCGACTTCTAAAACGTGACCTAAATAATCTAGTTTGTTACTCATAAATGAGAAGTACTTACGTGCCTTTTTAAGTGTGTCTAGTGTTCTGTATTTAGGATACATCAATACCCCTTGCTGAATTGCTCTAGTTCTGATCATCCGCAAATCAAAACGGTCAAAGTTGTGACCACACACCTCGTCCGCAGAACCTAACACCTTGATAAATTCTTTAATCATCTCTTTATCATCCTGCTTACTATCCCACGTTAGGGTATGCACTTCGTCTTCATACTGCCATTTGTAACAAATGCAGATAATCTTGACTTCGCCTTTAATGTTTGTGGGGTTGATGTATTGTTCTCCCGCTCTCCATACTGGGGCGTAAACATAAGACGTTTCAATATCGGCAAATAGTCGTTTAAGATGACGGCTTTCGCCTTTCTTTTCCATCTTACCCCTTCGGTAAGCAACGAACTTTCTGACTGCTTCTAAATCCTTCTCTAAATTGAACTCCTTAATAACCTGCCGTGCAATAGCGGTATTATTCGAGGTGCTTTCAAGTTTAAGAGCTATAAACTCTTTGATTTGTTTTCCGTACATAGGCTTTAAATTTTCGCCTAAGATACTTAATTATCTCTTACTTATCCAATTATAAACAAATAAACCTATTACAATAAGCACACCCCAAAATATCATTCCTTTAATCTGTCGCAAAGGATTCGTTTTAAGGTCGTTTTTAGCCTCTCTAGTGCGATATTTATACTCTACCTTAGTCTTGTATCGGATTAACTCTAAAGTGTCCCTGAAACGCTTGTATTCGTATCTCGTCTGCCAACGTGTTTTGTACTCTGTTCGGACTTCGACTTTTGTTATCGGTCTGTCAACGATGATTGTGTCCCCGTCAATGTATAAAGTGTCCTTCTTTATTAGCGTTGTTGTGTCACATTCTACCTTACCGCCTTTCTTATAGAATTTGTTTAGGTGGTATTGAGGTGTGCAAGAAGTAGCTATCCACAGCAAAAGGAAGTATGCCATAAGCCACGCAAAGGCACTCCAAAATATTACTCGCATATCCAGTTTCATAGCTTAATGATTTCTTGTAACGTACTCTGTGGGGTTAGTTCGATTCCGTGGTTCTTAAAGAATGAGATGATCATACTTAGATAACCGTTCCCTTGTCTTGCACCCGTTGAATATATCTTAACGAATTGGTCAAGCTGTCCCGTGAACTTAAACTCATATCCCGCTACATAAGGACTCATACCTGCATACGTCTTCGGGTTGTTTGCGATTTCTTTAGAGTAGAAAGGTTTGATTGTCACCTTTTTATTTAGTGGATAAGCGGGATGCTGTCCGTTAACGATTCGGTTAATGTAGTTTACCTGAAGCTGAATACCTGATTGTAGGTTTTTAATTTGGTTATTCGCACCGCTATCTGTGTTGCCTATGTTACCAGGATTATTAGTTCTATAGCTTCTCGTTCCTTTATAGTACCCTTCTTTGTGAGCCATAATGATACAGAGCAACTTCATCCCTTTAGTAAGTCCCATCTTTTCAATGGCTGGGATATACTCGTTAATCATCTCTTTACTGAATGAGATTTTCTTTTCGTCGTTAATCGGATCGTCAGGAAACACACTTCCTTTTATCGTCACGTTTTTGTACTTATCGCTCATTCTATTGTTGGTTTAATTTTCTTACTGAAAGCATCGGTGATTTTCACCCCTCCCGAAATTGCGATAAATGAAAACCACACTTCAGAGTTAAATCCGTTTTTAAAAAAGTCGATAAATCCGTACAGCAAACAAGCTGCCGAAAACACGAACATAGTAACTAAGGTAGAAGAAAACTTCCCGTTACGCTTTAATGTGTCGTTTAGTATCTCTAATGGTAACTTCGTGAGGGATGATAGCATAGTATATTGTTCTTTTGTTTTGCTTATGGTCTGATACTTGTCTGATTATGTCCGCTTTGGCTTCCCAACAAGAGTAAAGTTTATTCTCTACGTTTTCAAGACGGGAGTTCATCCAAAACAAAGCGAGAAAACATAAGGCGTTAACTCCATACTTTTTAACTAGTTCGTAAGCCTCCGTCATCAGAATAGATTTACCTGAACTGGGTTATAAGGAATCTCTTCGCACTCTTTCACCCACTCTATATCACATTGATCACGCTCTTCAATAGAGATGAACCAATTACCGTCCGCATCGACGATAGGGTTAAAGAAGTTGTCAGGAATGAACTCCACTCCTCTTAAAGAGTCCGCTTGTGCTTGGGTTAGTTTTACTACTATCATACGTTTCTGCTTAGAGTTGTTTGGAATGTAGTTACTGCGTTATTTAAAGCTGTTACTTCTGTACCATTAAGACCATCTCCAAACGAAGAGAACCCACACTCGTTATTTTGATATAATACGGTAGGGCCATTCATAGCACCAAGATAGACTGGATAGCCTGTAAATGTAGCGTGAGCAGATACACTACTTCCACTACCGATGCTTCCTGCATTCTTGTAGAATACCCTTGCATTATTAGCTGTAGCAGAACCCACGTAAAAACCTCTACCATCAGTTTCGGTTGAACTTATTCTGTAAAATAAATTAGCAGGGTCAAAAATACGGAGATTAGAACCACCTCTTTTTATTGCTAAACCATACAACGGGTCGCCGTCATTTGTGTCTCCACGACCAATCACCCAACCATCTCCCGAAGGATTTTGAGTCCTTGAATAATAACTCATATGGAAGTTGTCAACTCTTCCTGCTACATCATTCATTTCCCAAAAAGTAGAAGCAGTAGCGTTTGTTCCATTTGGCGTTGCGCCCGTACTAGAGTGAGTCCACCCACCTGAGAAACTCAAACGATATGCCCCGTTAGTATCTTGTGGGTCTTTAAGATTCCACTTATGAGCCGATGCCGAACCACCAACAAACGGATAAACCGCCTTCATCTTCGTCCAAATACTCGCAGCTTTTAAGTCAAGAACCAACTGATTAACCGCACTCTGTTGTGTAGGGTCTGTGATGCCTGCTGCACTGATAAATGCTAAAGCATCTGCATCTCCTTCTGCTGCGATCGTTACCGTGTTAGATGTAGCTGAATTGCTTCCTTCCGCATTAGTTGCTGTTACAACACAAGTTATATCTGTTTCAGCATCTGCACTAATTAGAGTGTAAGTATTATTAGTAGCACCTCCGATGTTTACACCATCTCGTTTCCATTGATAAGCGTAAGTAATAGGAGTACCACCCGACCAAGTACCACTAGTACAAGTTAACACCTCTCCAACTTCGTTAGTTCCTGAAATGGCAGGTGCAACCGTATTAGATAAACCGCTTTGAATATCCGTATCTCCACTCAATGACTCAGGATAGACAGCACCCCAACTGATAGAGTTACTATCAGCACCTTTACCCCATCCTATAGAATTATTTGTTGTTCCCTTTCCCCAAGTCATTGTTCAGCTTTATTAAAAATTGCTTCAGTTTCTTTACGTTCTCTTCCTTTGGTTTATAGTACCCAGCCATTGAATGTGTTATTTTTAGACGGATTCATATCTCCGTTAGAGTTAGAATTATACTCAGGATATAAGCTAGAATAGTTACACATATAATCAATAAACCTTTGCGTATAGTGTTGTGCTATGTTCATCTGCTTTTGTGCTAGTTTATCTAAGTCTTCAGGCGTAGCAGTTTCAGCATTCTCAGATGTATGTCTAAATACTCCCTTGTTACCGATTGTAACACCTGACCAAGGTAAATACTCATAGAACGCCCAATGAATGACCATAGGCTTTATATAAGTGTTTAAGAGTGTCAAATAGTTACCTGACAAAGTAGAGTTGACAATATCATCGTTAATCTTATTGAAAAGGTCTGTACCGAGATAGTTTTGGATATGAATATCCTGCGCTAGTTTGATATATTGGATAAAACGATCAGTGTCAACATTACCATTTAACGCTGTGAACTTCGTTATATCATCTCTCGTTATAAAGATTGCTTGTGCCATTATCTTACGTCTGAGGGTAAATTAGGGTTATTAGGAGAGAAGCCTTTCAACGGCATATCGTTAGGCATCATAGCTACCTCTGTAGGGTTGTCTACTCTATATCCAAATTTCTGTG